ACCAGTCCGTCTCCGACATGCGCCATGCCGGACGTATATGGGATGTTCGGTCCGACGAGCATGGTGTCCGTGGCAAGATCGTAATACAGGATTCTATGTGTGGCGTCTTTCTGCAACCAGATGCGGCCGCTTTTAGGATCGTAGCTGGCGCTTGTGCCAGTCGTAAATGTCTCTGAAGACGGTACATACGTTAAGGCCGCTGTCCAACTATTTGTAGAAATTGTATATTTACGAAGCGTGCCACTTACGCCCCCATTTACTAAAAATAGGATGTCTGGACTTGTGGCGTATGTCCAGTGCAGAGAACAGCCGGCGCCTACTGCCGTTGGCAGGTTGGCGATTGATGTAGGCGAGGCGACCCAGGAATTGCCTGCGATTGAATATCTATACCATGTCGTTGACACACCAGCGGAAATGAGATAAATAAAATCATCATTTCCGGCCACATTATACGTGGAACATGTATGCGCCATCGCTGCGTCTGTATTGATTATGGCGGCAAGGTTGGTTATTGATCGCGCCGTCCAGACATTTGTCGCAATGTCATAATAGCCGAATCCGCATTGCGTCGTGTAACCGTTCAGCAGCCATATTCTTCCTGCGGCTCCTTGACTCGGATCGAAAACCATGCATGACCCCGCTCCCCACGTGCCCGATCCGCCCAAGGCGCCGGGACTGGCCAGCAACTGATAATTGTCCGTGACCGTGTCATACCGATAAAAAGCCGCCGTCCCCAATAACATATAAATATATCTGCCCGTACCGCGTTCGTCGGTGCACATGCACATGCCGGCAGCCGTCATAACGGGAGAAAAACGAAGCCATTGCCATATCGGCAGGTCAATGCCAAGCTTCAAGTTGTGTGCAAACGCCATTTTATGTCTCCATGCTTTGTATGTCACCCTTGGCGATTTTATTGACTATTTCGCAGGATAACTGTTCTATGGTTACCTTTAACTCGCCATTTTCCTGCCGCAATCTCTCAACCTCCCGTTCCAGGTTGTCGTGTGGGGACAATTCGTCAATCTCTCCCGCGTCCGTGTGCCTTTGTGCGATATCTCGATCAGCCAGGGCCGACGCCTCGTCCAGGGTCATCGCAGCATAACCGTCCATCCCCGGTGCATATTCCTGCACCACACAGACAGATCCGTTCTCGTATAACCGATATCCAAACCCATCCTTCGTCTCGAAAATCTCTTTTGCAAACATATCTACCTCAGAAAGTGAAATTTGCCCTCTGGGCGACGGAAAATTCTTGGTTTGATCGCTGAATCATCTCCCACCGTTGATCCACAGGTCCTACCCAGCAGGGATAATACTGCTGAGAACTTATGACGGGAGCCCCGGCTGTAGGACCATTCCCTCCGCTCGTTACGGCGACGAGGCCGCTGGGATACATGTCCTGATACACTTTCAGTCGGCCGAACGCGTCTATGGCCAGCCTGCCGATTGCCGATTGCACAAATTGCTGCAAAATTGCCAGCAGCGTCGGTTCGCCACCCTGTGCTATGCTACGTATCATCATGCTCTGATCCTTTGTTTTGACTACTACTCTTTTGGGTGGTACTCCTCGATATGGCGCATGATCCCAGGGTCCTCGAACTCCAGATCTCACCACCCTTTGCCAAACTATTTGACATCGTCAAGAAAAACCGGTTGGCCTTATTTCCATTTTGCCGCCACTGTTAGCACTCCCGCCGGTCCCTTCCTATTGAGTGGCTCGTTGCCTACGGCCAAATACTTGCGACATAGTCCTGCCACCGATTCATCCGATTCCCCCATATCCATGTGCAGCAAGGACAAGTCGTATACGAGATCTGATACGGCATCTATCAGAATTATCACATCATCCCCTAAATCATTGCCTATAAATGGGTGTGGTATCAACGGCATGTCCTTGTTTTTATATGCTGCATCTATTAGGTCGAATTGAATATCTCCATCCCATGGATCTCTGATTTGCGCCAGTTTCCTTTGCCATAATTCTGCCGATTGAAGACCTTTCTCAAGTTTCAGCCGTGTTTTCCATCCCCGGCCCAGCGCATCCACATAATCCGGGCAAATATTCGTAGGGCCATTGTTTGCCCATGGCGGATCTGGGGCCACATATAGCGATTTAATCTCGCCTAGTTTTGACATGCGAGCGAAGATGAAAAGCGGGATTTCTCCATCACCAAGATCATACGGTGGGGAAGATTGAATATATTGTTGTTTGGCATAATATCGGTAATTCAGAAGACCTACAAATCCACCGTATGTTTGTGGGTAGAATCCATACAAGCCCCCTGGCAAAATTGCATTTTCAGTACATACCCCTATATTCGTTACATAGACCTCGTCCCAAACCATTACCTCTGCCAGTATCACCATAGGATAACCGGACTGTTTTGAAAAAGATACTGTGCCATATGTACTTTTTAGCCATGACTGGGCGACCACTCCTATATGAGTATGATCGCCTGCTGCCGCTGCAACGGCTCCGGTACCCAAAGTTCTAAGGCCCGCCGTGCCAGCCGCTGGATCAGCGCAGGAAGACGCCATCATCGCCAATGTTATCTCGGCGCTAAGATTGGCGATAAAAGGTTTATTATTCGCAAAGTTCCATACAGACTGCCAAGTACTGTTTGCCTCATTGCGCAATTTTAGAATATTTGCTGTTGTATCAAACCACCACATCCCTGCTACCAAATTAGAAGGCTCTGTAGGGGAACTTTCACAACATCGTAAAGCAATCAAATTGTCGTGTATTGCTGTTATGTCAGCAAGAGCTTCATTGTCTATTGCTGGCTTATTAGGATTGAATGCCATATCGTTTCTCCTTATACATTAGCTGTATATACTGCTACGTCTAAATCTTCAATACCGATTGAATGTTCAAGATCTGTGTTGGTAATATAGATATGCAGTCTATAAAAACGTAGTCGTATCTCTGCCATAAATATCTGAAAATTATCTACTTCCTTCCAGGTCGTAGGGGTCTCTTCTTCACTATACTGGAGCACTATGCGAAGATCTCCACAGGGCGTGGCACCCAGTAATTCTATCCAGGTCTGGCCAGCCGAGAAGTGCTCCGCCCAAGTCTCTACGCCATTAAATATCGTATCCCAAGTAGTGCCGCTACCATAAAAATGGATCACCAAATTCTCTATCCAAAGTCGTCGCACAGCCACTGATCCAAGATCTGTTGCTGTACTAATATAATCACCTGATAATGTAGCTGTAGGCATTTATGGCCTCGTTGTCATGGTATAAATCCCCGAAATCCAGATTATGGCTGACGCTGCCGAATCATTTTGCACTGCAATGGTATAGTTTCCAGCGCTTGCTGTGGTGAAATCCTTTGAAACATGTTCCCAGGTGGCATTTTCTGCATCATAATGATTCGGAATTGCGAACCAGTGCGACACGGCGTTCCAAGACCCGTCCGCTTGCAGATATTTTGCATCTGTCTCGCTATAGATGTAATATTTCGCTGTTGCCGTTCCATTCGATTCCTGGTGATGAACAAACAATGTCGATGGTTGCGTAGCCGCGAAATCTGTGACACTTTGGCTTAGCTTTGCTTGGCTGTTGGAGGCATCAATATCAAGAACTGTTGCATGGTCTGACAATTCGTAATACGAAAAATACTCCGAACACATGGGGCATTCAGTTCCTTTTCTGTAGATGGTCGATGTTCCTGCCGTAGTTTTGGTCCAATGAGTTAAACCATTCGTGAATCCCGGATTTTTTGTACTTCCAGTCGTGGCATAGATTTTTATGCTGTCCACATACAGAGTAGCAATGCTCCCTACAAGTTCCAAATAATTCCCAATATCGACCACCCAAAGAGAGCCAACGCAAGCTGAAGGTACCATGATTTCTGTGGTGGCCCATTCAGTGGTACTCGCTATTTCTTGTTGTGTACTGGTAGCCGAACACACTATATATCCACCGCCCCAATCAGATGCGTAAAAAGTGAATTTATTATCAGCGGAGGACTTGTGTGTTAATGTGACCTTAATTGCTCCTGGCCCTACAGTTAATGAATCTATGGGGCCGCTGGACGCCATAGAGATGTAACCCAAAGTTCCTTCTCCATAACCGAACTTACAACTATACGCCCCTTCATTTTTTATTGTCGATTCTTTTTGTACATATTGGGCATCTGGCCATAATGCGGGAGATGTGTCTGTTATCCAATTTTCAAATCCTCCATTTAGCCCATACGCCACCATCATATCCGTTGTTGCCCAGCCAGTTGCATAGGCGTTGGCTTCAGCCGAGATTTCCCCCTCTGCCACATTCTTTAACGCCGTGACAACATAGTAATATTTTGTGGTATTGGTACGACCAGTATGGACAAAATACGTTCCTGTAGTCCCTTCTATCTTGGTCCCCGTTTCTTTCGTCACGCCAGGAGAAGTTGCCCAGTAAATATTGTATGATGTTACACCAGATTTTCCTATCCATTGAATATAGACAGTCTCGTCATAACCAGATGCCCAGACGTTTTCTGGTACAAATCCTGTTATTGCGGAAACCTCATCTGATTCTTCGCTTTCTTCTTCATTGTTTTCTGCTGTGACAACATAGTAATAAGGGGTGCCATTCGTTCGGTCAGTATGTGCGCGGGGACTTGTTACCCCTCCTATCTTGGTCCCTGTTCCTTTCGTCACTCCAGGAGATGTTGACCAGTAGATATTGTATGATGTGGCGCCGACAACCGAATCCCACGAAATAGTGATTGTTGTGCCACTTATTTCTGCAAGAATATTATTCGGTGCAAGAATGCCTTGTATACCAGTCATTAACAAACGGCCATATAAAGGATCGTCATACCAATAGGTCTGATTGTGCGTGCCGCTGTCATAATCTTCATTGTGTGGGCTGCCCGCTTCCTCCGTATAGGCCACAGGCACATACGTAGTCACGGACACCGTAGCCGGCAGCGCCGAATATATGCCTGCCGTGTTCTTGGCCTTAATCAGGAACGTATGCACCGCGGGCCGTATGGAATTGATGCTGTACATGGTGGCCTTGGTACTGGTCAGCAATATGGATTGCGACCAGCTCATTCCATATCGCAGCTCATACAATAGCAGGTCCCTGTCACTCACGGCCGTCCACTTAAAGTTCACGTCCTGCCGGGCGCACACCGCCTGGAATCCGCCCACATTGGACGGAGGGTCCTCAAGCCCGAGGACTGTGATGTCAATCGCCGATACAGAGTCGATCGGCTGGGCAACATCATGGTTGGATACGGTGCACAATTTGACCTTGAAGGCTTGTCCCTCGCGCAGATTCTCAATGGTGAATCCGGTATCCACTTTGCCGAGAGACCGGTAGTTCGCGCCGTTATCCCATGATACATAGGCGGTTACGTGTTTGAAAAATGGATAATATGGAGGCGGATCAAAGGTGACGATGACGCGGTAATAGGTATTGTCGCCCTGTAGGTAGGATTCCTCGTCATGATCGATATTGACTACGCTCGGCGGCACGGCCAATGGGTCAAAAAGCGTGGTAGTGAAGATCTCATGGCTGCTGATGTTGATCGAGTCATCATAAATCAACGGATCTTCTTTCCATAGCGTCAGCCCGACCGTATGGTCAGATGCAGGGGCCGTGGCTGCCACGCGGCACACCTGGTCCGCGAACCCGAACGCGCTGGATGTTACCGTCACCATGTCCCCGGCTTCAAGCGCCTTCAGGCGCGGCCGGCAGGAAACGAGATATTGGCGATTCATGCGCGACCGATCGATCTTGTAGGCCCCTAGTTTCATGGCCTGGGATACGGCAGTAGTCCCTATCAGAGTCGTTGCCAGCGTCTTTGTCTGCCCATCATCTTCTACCGCTGTCTGGTCGCTCATGGGCAGCGGTTCGCTCACATATCCCTGGGCAGCATTCACAAAGGTGATTTGGGCGGCGTTATAAGTCTCTTTCGTGCATGGCGCGGCGGCACGTTCGCTGTCTTCTATGATGTCGTCATCCCCGATGGTCATTACCGGGGAGTCATAATCCAGAATCTTGATCCTAAGCTTGTCGTCAGACCAGATGCGCACGGCGCGGAAGTTTTCCAGAACCCGGTCGAATAGATCGAGGGCCGCCCCACGCTGCTGTAGGCATCCGTCCCAGTAATATTCATTGGTATCGCACCAGGTGGCCGCGACCGAAATCGCATCATCGTCTATGTAGTCCGTCGGGATTCCCACGCCGGAACGGTTTGTGGCCAAGTCGCGGGCCACAAGGGCGCCGTTTCGGGACCAGGTCGTGGTCTCCGTGCGCGGGTCGTACAGCAGTCGGCCCTTCAGCGTGACCGTGATTTCCCCCAACCCGGTGAACTTGTCGGGATTGTAATGCAGCATTAGCCTGATATAGGCTGTCCCGCGCATGGCATCCACCCACCGCTCGTCATAGCCATGCAGTGTGGCATCATAATCCTGGTCGATAGCGCCATTGTGATAGGAATATTCGGCGTCCCCGCCATATTCCGCTATCAGCTTATCCGCGATTCGGACCTCTTCCACATCCCCGCACGGACCTTTTCCGAGGATGCCGACCACATGCAGGGTGTCATTATGCAGACCCGTGGTATGCAGGTAGCATTGGTTTATGCCGAACCTGACTCTTCCATAGGCGAGGGCCACGGGTTGGTCCGAACTCCGGGTGTTGATCATCGTCCCGCGGGCATCCGGCACGCCCGGCGCCGTGGATGCACCAATCAATCCCTGGAGCAGCATGGACCCGCCGGCCAGCATCATATAGGTGCCAGTCGTCCCGCCCAGAATTGCGCCGGCAGCGAGGAGACTCCCACCCATGACTACGGGAGGCATCTGCGCATCTCCATTACCCAGGGCTGGAGGAGTCTAAAGGGACAGGCCCCCACCCTCATAGTCTCACCATTTACCAGTGTGCAAATTTCATTTCCCATATACATCGAAATCATCCATTGCCCGCCTTCTAGATGGCAAAGAATAAGGTCTCCCGCTTGCCTGAACCGGGGATTGATCTCTTCCCCCAGGGTAGCAAACCAGACTGGAAGCATTTCCAGGTCATAATTGTCCGCATAATTGGTGATGTCCAGATCCCCGGCGCGGCGCACCTGGCGGCCGGCCAGATATTGCGCATGGGGCGCAAAAAAAGGCGGAATGTCGCAATCCAATGCCCATAGAAGGGTCAAAATCGAGCTCAGGCAGTCATATCCATATTTCCGACTCATCTCCCCGAGCCGGTAGGGCGCATCGAGATAATCCTCGCGCCAGATGTCCGCCAGCCTTTGGTGGATGGTTTTTTTGCCCTGGCGTGGTATCAAGTCTGCGCCGTCCTTCCCCACCAGATTTGTGGGGCCTTCATAAGATCTGATATCCAGCGGTATCCCCGAAAGTTCACCTCGTTTCCCAGGGCCACGCATCTATCCCATGACCGGTCGCACCAGGCCCCGGCCCCGGAATAGGCGCATTCAGCATCCTTAAAGGCCTCTGCCTGGCATGATGGGCCGCATTGCTCGCGCGGTACCTGCCGTTGCCACCGGGTGGCGAAGATGTTCCTGATCGTGATCTGGGCCTGACGCCGGGTATATTCATATGAGTCAACCACGCCCAAGAAGGCAATGGCTGATCCCACTACGGCGCCCAAGTCACTCAAGGCGGCCTCCCTCACCTCGCACCATTTGTCTCTAATCTCTTGCCCCTCCACGATGGCCGTGATCTCCTGGTCGGCGTTGTCCAGTTCAACAGTGCAAGTATCAATATTCATGTTCAGGCCGCATTGCGCCGGGGAGATCTCCATGCCGCGAGCCTGGTGCTGGTGGCCGGCTGTCCAAACGTCAACGTCGCAATTGGTATAGTAATAGGTCGATGAGAATTGAAACTTAACGAGATAGACCAGGCGTTGCTCATAGGCATCCAGCACGGCTTGAAGGGGAACTTCAATGGTCCTCATTCCGGGCACCCCACGAAGGTAATCGCACCATATTCATAGAGCAAATAGGCGCGCAAATCCTGGCCCAACTGATCCTCGAACCGTACTCGCGGCGCCCAGCGGCCTATGAACGATACCGTAATCATGGCCCCCGATCCTGGGGCAGTGGAAAACTCTATCTGATCCAATCCGTCCGCCCCGGATGCCGCGTGGAAGGTCTTCGTGGTCTGAACATTATTGATATAGGCCGTCGTGGTCACCGATGCCCCGCCGATGCATGGTATGGTAAAGAGGGTCTCGGCATTATCCCCCCGCGCGACATATTCCTTGACCCAGGTCTCGGCGACTGGCCACGCATAGCGGAAGGCGCTTAGTGCTCCCCTCGCCGTGCCGTTAAAAAAAGCAAGGACGGAGGCCGCATCCGCCTCAGATAGGTTCATATATTTCAGGGTGATCGTATATCGCGGAAAGATCATGGCCTGGGAACGGTTCTCACGCCCGGATCTCATGGTAGAGATAATCGTATTCCAGGTCGGACTACGCCGGACTGGATAAGTCAGCCCGGATATCGCCGGGAAAAGGGCCATTATCGCAAGGCCTCGATAATGGATGATCGGAAGGCGCCTCCCATTTTTAGATCGCGAATGAGGACGCTTGTGACCGAGGCCCCATTTCTGGTAACCGCCTCATGAAAACTCTGACTATCCGTGGCCGAGATGTTGTTGATGATCACTACAATGCCCTTTTCGCCCTGTCCCGCATTACCCGCATTACCCGCATTACCCGCATTACCCGCACTACCGGCATTAATGCGGTCCAGGGCGGCCACGCCCTGTCGGCTGACTACATATTCGCCACGTTGAAGAATGGCGGGCACCTCGTCGGCCATGAGGCCTCCCCAATGCATCCGGTATATCGGTCCGCCCCTGTGCATGACGACTCCGCCACCATGAAATTGTCCCGGTGAGAATTCGTTCCACGAGGTGCTGAGCGATGCCCTTATTCCTCCCATTGCCTGCCCAAATCCTCCCATGATGGTGGGAATAATGGAGGTTACCACTTGTTGAGCGAAGGCCTGGGCAATCGCCCGCTGCATGGATTGCAGAAAGCTTGTGAGATAATCCCCGAGGCTCTTCAGCTTCCCTTGCATCACATCGAAAAAGAAATCAGAAAAGGCCGACTCCATGCCCTGGGCCGCCGCCTTGGCCAGATCCACGCCATTCTGAAAGGTGGTGCGGACATGGTCCATATAGTCGCGCAATCCCTCTTTCCATCCGGCGCCGAGTGAACCCGCCTGCTCTTTTTGCAATTGCCCCAGTTCCAGGAGCTGTCGCCGTGTGGCTTCGATCGCCTGGGCCTGGGCGTAATACCCGGCCGGGTCTTTGTCCTTTGACTGGGTAAGCTGGGCGGTCTCCTGAAGGGCGAGCAACCGGCGAAATAAGCTGACACGTTCTTCTATTGCCATATTCTTGCTGATTTCCCGGTTTTGTTCGGCCGTGTCGATGAGGGACAGTCCCTTCTTGATCTCTGCCTCGGCCTGCTCGGCCGCATATTTCTTCTTGATCTCCTCTGTCATCTGGGAGGCGGTGGCCGCTATCCGCGTCCGTTCGTTGTCCCGCGCCTCGCCTTCGAGGCCGGTTTTCTTGAGCAGTTCGGTCTGCTCATGCTCGAATGCCTTGACCGCCAGGAGTCTTTTGGCAAGTTCCGCGCCCTGGGCCTTTGTGAACCCCTCTTCCAGCTTCTCGCGGTTCTGCGCCTGGTTTTTCGCGAGCTTTTCAAGTTCCGCATATTCAAGAGCGACAAGTAAGGCGGTATCCGCGCCCTTTTTGCGATAGGCGTCTTGTTCCTTCTGTATAGACAGCCTGGTCAGGCCTTCCTCGTTTGTCAGGCCCTGGACGCGGAGTTCTATTTCCTGATCGGCCTGGTCCTTGCTTTCCGCTCTGCGCTCGTGCGCGGCCGCTTGGCGTTCCGTCTTTCGCGCCGCCGCTTCCGCCTTTCGAGCGGCAGCCTCGGCCTTTCGTTTTTCCCGCTCAGATATGCCCGGAGTATTCTGCTGATAGGTATAGTCCGATGCGACCTGCTCCGGGACATAGAAATATTCCAGATCTGTTTCCGGGTCAGTCGCGATCTGCCTTTGAGCGGCCACCTTCTTCCGCGTTTCCGGGGACTCCTTGTTTAATCTGGCGATAATCTGGTCGGACAAAGGGGAAAACCCTGACTCTTTCATACCCATATCCAGCAACGCCTTGCTGGATTTAGTCTGTCGTTTGGCAAAAATGTCCATCCAGTACCGGGCCGCCTCTCCTGTCTTTCCGGGTATCCATTGCACGGCTATGACGAGGGAATAGCCTACCTTGTCTATCAACATGCCCAGGCGATAGAATTCCGCAATGACAGTCCTTATGGCGCCTGTGAACGTCTGGATGCCTTTCAAAAACTCGGGATTCCATTTAATGGTCGTGGTCTTTTCATCTATGGTCAGGAGATTATCGGCGATATCCTTCAGCTCATACTTGATGCCCTCGAACAGAGGCTGGAAAGACATGCCGCCTACCTGCTGCGCGATATCTTTGATGTTCGACAAGAGGCCGGCCCAGGTGTTTTGCGATTCCATCCCGGCGACGCGAAACGCCGCCAGTTTGTCCATGAGAAAGCTGAAAAGCGACTGCGCGTTTTGCGAATGCTTTTGGATATCCTCATTGGTGAGCCCCAGGACGGTAGCGATGCGCGAGGTGCGGGGATTGATGGTCCCGACCAATACCGAGCGGGTTTCTTCTCCAAGTTGATCCAATGAGAGGCCGATGGCACCGGCCGCCTGCACCATTGCCACCGTAAAATTCTTGACTTGCTGTTTATCCATGCCCTTAGACATAGCCACGGGCAGTGTCTCTTGATAGGCCCGCACCAACTGATCAAGTGTGGCAATGGTCTGAAAGTTCGCCACCTGGAGTTGGGACATCATGTCTCGTGCATCGACCTGCGCCGCGCGTAGTGCCTTTTCCGCGTCCAGGGTCTTGCCGGTTTGCGCATCGGCATATTTGCCGTTCGCCATAAAGGCGGCGGCAATGCCCAGGGCGGCAGTTTCAAGCTGTCCCAGGTAGGCTAATGAGTCTCCGACCACCATCTTGACCGCAAAGGCAGACAAGATCTCCGCGCCCAACCGTCGAAAGGATTGCATGAGGCCGCCTACTCCGGAATCCAAATCCCTGCACCCGCCGCGCAGATCGCCGATCTTTGCTCCAGCCCCTTTTAGGTCTTCCTCCAACCCGCTGAAGGCCTCCTTGGTCTTATTCAGGGCCTCAATGATTACTTGGATTCTATTGTCTGGCATATTTCTCGCAGTTTTTGCATGCCCAGTCTAGGAATTCGCCGAATTCCATCCGGCAGCGCTCTTTCTGGTTTTGGTTGCAGCCTTTCTCGGCCTCAGTTCCACCAAAAAAGGCGATTACTTGTTCGCGGAATCGAACCTCTCGGACTCGGTATTTGATATAGGGGTTGCATTCTCCGAGGGTGAATCCCCAGAGGATGGCGTCTCGTTTGGTAATGTCTCCCCCGGCGAGGAGGGCGCAGATGTCGTCAACCCAGTCGGCTTTATTCCTGTCTGTATCTGTGTGGCCATCCCGCTTAGCTTCGACAAAAGAGAAGCTATCGGGTTGCAGACGAAAAAATCCTCTATCACCTGCAATATGGTCTCATGTGTGATGGAATATTCCAATTCAAGCGCCAAGGCATCGAGGTCCTTGTCTCTCAGGGCGGCGCCCTTTTCAGTCAAGACTATCGCCAGCGCCCCCGGAATCCTGTCTCCCAGCAGTCCAATCAGCTCCAGGACATCAATCTCTCCGGGTATTTCGAGATCCTGCGTCCTGCTGATAAGTTGCTTGATTTGCGCCAACACCAGGGGCTTCTGAATATATTTCTTGCCCCCGACTTCATACTTGAACTCCATAAACACTCCTTTCAATGGGACTGGATCTTATGCCGCATAGGCCGCGACCTTATTTCCTATCTGGACCTGGATGGATCCATATGTATCGTCCTCGAGGATTATCAGGTCCCCTGCCTCGGCCAGGATCTTTCCATTTACCGAGATCGGGGCCTTGAGAACGGCGCATCGCGGGAATACCATCTCGACATAATAGTTCTTTCCGGCTTCAAACTCCGCCCCGGTGGCCTTCATATAGACAGCGAAATACTCATTGTCCGCAATTCTCTGCTGTAGGATGTAATCACGGGCCTGCCGATTGATGGCGAGCGTTTGCATGCGCCCCTGGCGAATGGCATAGTTCGCATAAGATCCCGTCCCCCCGGGCCTGGATTCGATCATCATCTGATTATTGAGGGTATGTTCGATGGATTCGATCTCGTCAGACATGGCATGTCCGCCCAGGATCGCCGTGCCGTTCCATTTCCCACCCAATACCACGATCAAGTCAGTCACACGCAGCGGCGGTTCCGTCTCCCGGCTGGGGAATGTACACCAGGCCGCTTCTTCCGGGACATAGAGTATTTCATAGGTCGTCTCTGTCGCCTCTTGTATCATGCCGGGGTCCGTCGTCGGGTTGTAAACCGCCTCGATTGCCGATGTATCCACGGGGATCGAAAATGAGTCAATGCCGATCTTGGTAATCTCATGCGTGGCATTGAGCACTGTCCAGTCGACCTGGGTAATCCCAGCTATCGTTACCTCATCATCCGTTTCCAGCCCGTGCCCGGCCCATGATACTACGCAGGATGCGGCCTTGGAAAGGCCGGCTATGGCCACTGCCGTCGCCGGGGCCGTGATCGCAAGAACGGCCAGTCCGGCATCGGAGACCGCCGTTACTGTTACGTCTTCATATTCGCCGGTGTTCGGGACCAGCACGCGAACCTGGTGGACATTATCCAGCCGGGCCGAGGGCGTCGCTCCCTCCACGGCATTGGCCGCCAGGGTGAGCTCATCCGCATTGTAGGCGGCCGTCACCGTCTCGCTGTATATATTGTTCCCGTTCTTCCCCGTGCCCTTCGCATCCATATTCACCTTCGCCCATGAGTCCTTGGCAAACGTAGCCTTGACGCTATCCGCATGCAACGAAGCGAATCGGCGTTTGAGGATTGTGCTTCCAAGCTGCATGCCAGCCGTAAAAGAAGGAAGGATCATGTCGCTCACCGGCATGATCGTATGCTTATAGCCCGTGCCCCAAGCGGCCGGGGAGGAGCTCCCTAATCCAAAGGCATAGGCGAAGGCAAAATGTTGAGCCTGGGCCTTTGGAAACTCCAATGTCACATTCGACAGGGAGCCCAGATCATATACCGTGTCGGGCTCCTCTTTCCCTGTAAGCTCGTCGCCGTTATGTTCCCGTCTGGGTTCCAATTGGATTACGGTTGACTTCGCGACCAGCATGGAGGTATCCAATGTCTGCTCGGTATTCAATGCTGTTTCCGCCACGTTCGCGGAAACAGCGATCTGATCATAGTCGGCTAGATAATTGCGCATTGCTCATCTCCTTATGATAATGACCGGATTGCTAATATTTGCACATCCTTAACTAAGAAATAGACGGGATGGTAAGATCCTTCGTCGTTTTCAGCCGGGCCGGGGTCAATATCAAGGATTCCGGCCGGCAAGTCTCCCCCTCCCGATTGCTTATACTCGAGGACCACATCCTCGATTAGCTCCTCGAATTCGACCAGTTGATCCTGCGCCAGGCTTAAATCCTCCTGATGGAACCCACAATATAGCCGGACACGATGCTCGCGTTCGATTTCACCGATGGTCCATTCTCTTGGATCCACGCGCGGCGCCGTGATCATAATCAACGGCAATTCGTCCAGGCTGACCGCTATGCGCTTCTTATACACCTTCCTGACTGTGAGCGAATTCCCCCATTGCTCCATGCAAAACGCCATCAATGCGGCGTTTGTTTCGAGTTTGGTTTTGAGATCATCTATGACGTCCGTAAAGCTCATTGCTTCCTGTTCGCCAAAATCTCGGTCTTTTCGGCACTGCTCTTGGAGGACCCGAAGAAATAGCCCAATACTTGCCCAAAACCCGTAGCCAGGGATCCAAACAGCATGAAGGTGACACCGCTCGAGTCCGCCGGCAATGTAGTTTGGGTCAATAATGTCACCAGGGCGAAAAATCCTATGACTATGACCCAGGCGAGAATGTAGAGGTTGACATCCCGCTTGCCGGTAGCGGCGGTGATAGTCATTTCTCTCTTGCGAGCATCGCCTACATCGGCGAGCTCGGCCCGCTCTCTTTCCACTTGCAGTCTGGCGGCATCAAGGGAAAGTTGCCGCAATTGAACCTCATGGTTCAGTTCCAATTCTTTGAGCTTCAGGAGCGATTCGGGGTTCGCTGTTATGGCGGCTTCAATCGCTTCAGGGGTATCCTCTACGCCGAGGGCGGATGCAATCAATTTGATTGCAGTCCCGGTCGCCGTCCCGCCCGGTCCAAGCAGGCTCCCGAGAAGAGGCGCGGCCGATGCTATTTTTCCGCCTAATGCCTTGATTTTTTCCCAGTTCATTCTTGCCTCAATAGAACCAGACTATATTCTGTGGATTTGTTGGATGAGTGTCCACATGAATGAACTCCTTGGCTAAACCGATACGGTTGAAATGCTGGCCAAATACCTTGAGAAGGATATAGCGGGCGCCAGGATTGTCACAGGCAATGTCAGCCGCGTGGCCCGTCAAGTGCGCTGAAGATGACGCGCCCCCTACGGCATGATTGTGCTTCTCGCAACGATAGCCGGAGGTGATAAACATCGGTTGCCCATATTCCTCCCGACATTTCTCCAGGAGCTCCATTAACCGTGGATCTACCTGGCACCCTTGGCATCCGCAACGACAACGAAATTCAGCGGGATGAAAATAGATCATTCTGCTCCTCGGTTTCTATTGATCCGGCCGGCGCAAAATGCCGTTTCATTTGCTGCCCTCAAATGTCCGGCCTGAACTAATCTGCTCAGACATCCTCTCCATTTTGGCCAATATATGATCAATGTCGCGGTAAATCATGCTCTGCATCAATATCATCAGGCTGAACATACCACCCATGATCCAGAAAAATACCTGGTAATGGACTTTCTTTTTTGTCTCATTCCACAGCCTCTCCACACTACCTTCTGGTCCTCGCAATATCTTTTGGGCATCCTCAACCCGTTCAAGACGTGATTCAATCCCGGAATGATTTGGACAGACAGGCGGAGTCATGCTATTGTCATCTCCCTGTTGATTTCTTCGTTCAGAATCCCCGCGATCCGCCCCCCGGAATTGAATCGTTCCAAGGCATCGGTCAGATATGGCCGAGGACCATGGACCTCATTGGAGAATTTGCCTTCATGCACTGTGACCGCGTATTCCGCCGAATCGAAAACAATTGCCTCATTAAATCCGGCCGTAAACGTCCCCACTGCCCCGCTCTTCGTTTCCCCCGGTTTTAGCCAGTCCAATTGCTGCCGCAGATGTCCGGAAATCACCGGCACGGGATAACTGCCTGGTTTCGCCCCCAGCCAATCGGACTGACCCCGCAGGCGCGTCTTGCGCCTGACGATATTGCCTTTTTCATCAGTGGCATCCCTTATGCGCATCGGACTGCGGCCGGGGCCGGACAGAAGCGCCATTGCTTCGCGGTGGACGCCTTTGGCCACCCGTTCCAGCCCGCGATTGACAGCGCCGGGTATCCGGCCGGCCACCCGGTCCAGCCCGTCGATTACCACCCTCTCGCCTTTGATTTCCACCCTGATATCAAGCATTGAAAACGAATCCGGTTATCGGGTCAGCGGTCTCTCTTCATGATTTCAACCAATTTCAAGACCGGCGAAGGTGGAGCCATCGTCAAAGTGAGTCGTCGTTAAGACCCCTGTGGCAAAATCATCGAATGTCAATCCCCCGATAAGCTCGCGGGCCTCACATAAATACGCCTGCTTTTGCTTTAATAGCTCGACATTGCTAATTTCTTTTCCTTCGCCATCCACATGCCCGAGTCGGATGTTGATCCGGATGCCAAGCAGGTCCGCCATGACGAGACATTTTTCGGCCCGTTTCAGATAATCAAACGTCGGGGGCGAGGTGGAGTCATACATGGAAGACCCCACCTTCCCCTGGAGGATGGCGCTACGTTCCGCGATAACGGCATCGATGGACGTTTCGAGTTCCGCGCTGGAGGCCTTGCCGAACATCTGATATGTCAGGCCGAGATTCATTATCTCGGCCGCGGTTACTTTTGCCATTGCTCTATGCCCTTAGCTCCCGGCTCTTAGGTCAACGCGCACCGCTTGAACTGCTTCACTTCCGCGATCGCGCCATTATAGGAACCCGTCCAGATATAGTCAGCGCCGAGAACCAGCTCGTTTCGCTTCGGTTCCCGGGCATTCAGATCTTCCCATTCTCCGCGCTTGCTCTTGCCGCCGGGAAGCACGACATAATATGTGGTGTTCGCGACCTTCGTTGTATTTATGATGCCGCGTACATTCCAGACGATCTGGCTATTGTTCGTATTCGGCATCAGGAAGTTTGAGGCCAGGGCCTTGGCCAGGCGTCCCTTCAAGGTCGGATGACATACGATCCAGAACTCCGGATTTTCAGCCACCGCATAGCCGGCGGCGGCCAGGTCAACCTGTATCCCCGCGCAGGCATTATTGATCGTCGTTATGTCGTCCGTGGCAAAGGCCTGGTTGATGCCGGCGCCCAGGGCGCTGATCAATGCATAGAAGATCGTCGCCTTATTGTCCCACCATCGAAGGATCGTGTCGCTCGTGAGCTCGTCGATCTTGTAATACTGATTGAATCTCAGCCAGTCGTCGAGGATCGGGAATCCACCCGTGAACCTCAAATGACTGACATCCGTCTTCCCCGTGGTCGGTAGTTTTGAAAGCTTGGCCTCCGTGCCGGCATCATGCTGGTAGAAAGTGACCCCGCCCGTTACATCCAGGATCTCGAAATTAGGACTTGTGCTTTGCCGCAGATCCACCTCATCAAAGAGGATCTCATACCCCCGATCCGGACTCTTCAGCGTATCGCTCATCACCATCACGACCGGGGCCACGCCCTGAAGGTTCGTGTCATGACCCTGGACCTTGATATTTTCGATCCCCATCGGCAAGGCCGCTTTTGCCATCTTCTTCATGAAATGGACTATGGCGCCGATGATCACTCCTTTTCGCTTCTCCAGAGGGATGCTACCAATCCCGTCCCACTCGATTACCTTTTGGCCGAATATTCTCATTTCCCTATCCCCCCATGCATTGATTCAAACTGCTATGATATAGAGCCCGGTCTTACTGAAGACCGACTTCCCATTCTTTCAGGATTACGGCGCCGGTTTGCGCGGCGTTGGCCTGGAGCATGAAAAAGAACGGCACCACCGTATCCCCATTATCCCAACTGAATGCCGCGGTCACACTCGGAGCAATGCCATCGATCTTATAAGTGACCGCCCGGGCCGCGGACACATAAATCTCAAATGTATGCGTTTCGCCATCCGCCCAATTGTCCGTGGTATCTGTCGTGGTGGTGGCCGCATTGTCGTCGATCGTCTCGATCTTGATATCCCCGCTGATCACATTCAGCACGGCCATATTGTTATAGTCATCGAGGTTCGCCTGATACGCCTCCGCGGTCCTGAAACCGAATGCGCAATCGTCCGTGCCAGCCACGGTCGTGATCAAGAACTTGCATTTGGCATAGAATGCATCGGTGCCGATTAAAAAAGCCGCGCGCGACTTGGCGGTGATGCCCTGCGAGATCTCCACCCCGTCATTATCCGCCTGATCCATGCCGACATCTAGTCCGGCGGCGGCCGCTGACGGCGCCACAATCGTCTGTGTGCCCTTTACATGATATTCGAAGATGTTCTCCTCAAGCATCATGATATTCGTGGTCCCCGTGGTCCCGGCGGAGGCGCCGCCCGCCAGTTTGGATGTGACCGGATTGCTCTCGAATTCCTCGAAGATGAAACGACGATCAAGCGAGGTTTGCCGGATTGAATCCGCCGCGGTATCCGTGGCAATCAAGTTCGGTATCATCATCATCAGGACGCTGGTGTCCGCCAGGGCGGCGGCTTCGATGCAGAATCCAACAGCCGTGTTCCCTGCCCCGGTCTTGTTCACATATTCATTGGTTGCATCCCAATATCCAAGTTCTCCAACGTCAATCGCCACGCCGGCCTGCTTGGTAAAAGAAACCTTGCCCATATAGACATAGGCATTGTCCGCGGCCGCATCTGTCGCGTTAACCGCAATCAGCGCCCGCCCATTTACCACAATGATATCGCCGCCGGCCACGGCCGCCGCGTTAGCATATTGCAAGGTTCGGAGATTGGTAATGCTATCTCTTATTTCAATGCTCATCTGAAGTTACCTCCTGTCGTCTCATTTGGGATTGCTGTCTATTTCGGAATCAGCGGATTGTCTTCTTCCCCACCCTTGGCGCCATCCGCGGATTTGTCCCGCCGCATATCGCCCGCGAGCTGACCCTCGGCCGGGAACTTCTCCTGAACTCGTTTCTCCAGGACCAGGACTTCGGTCTTCAGGAAATCGAGCGGATAGCCGGCCGCGACAGCCTTAACCGGGATTTGCGCTTCAGGGGTCTCGCCGATATCCCCAAGCTTCGCCTTGAGCGCGACATAGTTCTTGACCAGATCCTCTCGATAAGCCTTGCCATCCATGGCCAAGGGCTCGAGTTCCTTAATCCGCGCATCCTTCTCATCCATCAGCGCCTTAAGCTCACTGAATACACCATCGGCGGTGAATGCCTTACCGAACATCTCTTTCAGCCGTTTCAAAAACTGTTCCATAGCGTTAAGTCCCCCTTTGTGATCTTCCTTATATTGTTTCTGGACCGTGGCCCCCGGCTGTGCCCCCAGCCAGACGAGAGATCCCTCGGTCGCCTCGCCAGGCGCCTTGTATTCCCAGTAAAGGATCTCGTCAAATTGACCCTTAATGGGTAATAAATCGGCGGCACGAAATCCAATCGAGACATGACGATAGATTCCGGCATCCAGATTCTGCAGCGTGTATTTATTCCCAGGATTCTTCACCATATAGAAGGATCCCCAGAGGATCTTCACCATGGCGACACCATCCGACAGCCGGGCTTCCTCGCCGGTTAAAATCTTGAACTGTTCCGGAGATATCTCCTCTGTATTCGCCGCGAAGAATAGACCAAACCCTGGACCTGGGCGTTCATGGCCCCAAAGCACGGATTTCCCTGGAAGCGTGCGGGCGAAGTCATCCAGCAATATTTCGGGAAACCGCTCGCGGTCCCGGTCCACCGCATTATGGGCAAGAAGGACTTTGCGGACATAGACCTCTTCGGCGTTGAGCGCCTTGAGGGCATACTGGTTGATTTGAGCTAATATTTCCGGAGTAATCTCCGCGCCGGCCGATTTAAGGCCAAATTGCTTAATGAATGCCTTAAGAACATTCATATCCTAACTCCCTTCTCACGCAGAATCTTAATGACATCCTCCCCTGTAATGATCGTCTTCTCCGCCTTCTCCCCCTCTATGGGATAGGTCGGATCGGCAAAGTCTCTCTTTACGCCGGAAATCTTCTTGGTGATTGTCTTGACAGATCCCTGCTTTGCCATATGCACGGAGACATAGCAGAAAAAAGGAACATTATCAGGCAGAGGATGTTAGTTTTTGAAAAAAGAAAGATATTCTCTTGGCAATCGGATCAAGCCCGGTCTACCTCGCTTTTCCCCGGTCTGGTAGAACATCGGCAACGCGGATGTGTATCTCTCCCTGGGCATGGACATTGGGCTATCTCATACTCTCCGGCTAGGGACTGACAGAAGGCACAGCCATCCGGAGCCGGGACAAACTCCACTTTCGAGACCTTCCAGGCTTCCCATTCCGAAAGCTTGGCGGCCTCGGCCGCGGCCGTCATCTCTGTGCGCGCCAGGCGTTCCCAATCGCTGTTCTGCTCTCCGAAGAGTTTATGCAGGCGTGAACCTATATGCTTCGGGTTTGTGCCGGCCAGGACCTGGGCCTCGATCTCCGGTAGGATCTTGTTTATGATCGCCTTCGTGGCGTTATCCTTGACGAGCTGAAATCCTTCCTTACAGATCTGGTCATAGGTCTTCTGGTTCGCAATCAAGTTCAGAATCGGTTTGTCTTTCCCAATCATGTATGCGGCGGAGAAATACCCCTCCGAAAGTGCCTGGCCATAATACCATCGGACAGCCGAGTCTCTGTCCCTTAAGTCATATTCCCCAATGAATCGCTTAAGGGCCTGCTGGATAGCTGACCGTTGTTCGTCGCTCCAGGTGAATTGATCGACCAGCGGGACCCCGGCGGGCAGATCGGACTTCGCCCCCTTCTGATCGGACAATTTCAGGATAGTCAGGACTCTATCAGACAATTCCGACCATTTACCCTTAAGATCATCTTCATAGCCCTTTTCGAGTTGATCGATTTCCGGCCAGTCAAATGGCCGGCGAAGTTCCTTGGCGCCGCAATCGCACCCGGGCCCGTGGATCTGGTGTGCCATCTTGAACTTAATCTCTTTTGTCGGGTCTTTTGTCCCTTTTCCGATCGCCAGATCCTCAATACTGATTGTGATCCCGGCCGCCGCTGCATTCTGCAGATAGTACATGTCCGCCTGGGCATTCAGGAATCTGGCTTGGGCCTGGGCTACCAGGTCGTGCAGGTTTACCTGCCCCCATTCTAGCCACCAGTCTCCTTTGCGCCAGGTGCGGCCCTGGAGAAGGAGCCTGGTTTTGATGACATTTTCGAAGATCGGCAGCTTGGCCGACTGGCGCGTCTGAACATCGGCGAGAAGAACCTCCACCTCGGCATTTGACAGGCGTTCGGTCGTGGACCAGTGCATGCCGAGCATCCAGGCCGGAAGTCCGGTTTTTGCCACGATCTGCTCCAATACATGCCGCGCCGGGGCCTCAATCTCCAATATCTGTCCGTCCGCGCCGATGATTTTTATTTCAATGTCTGAACCGATATCAATCGCACGCACGAAGTCAGCCGATTTCCCTTCTCGTTTCGCGCGTATTGCGGTGTTGAATTCGGTCTCAAGCATTTGCCGCCTGGCCGCCAGTTCCCCCCCATCCTTTTTCGAGGTCTTGTAAACAATTGAAAATGAAGGATCTCCGAAACGTTCCCAATTGTTGAGGAGAGAATTGTGCATGGTGGCCAGAATTTTGGCCACGAACTCGCAGGACCGCATGAGGGGCGTCCCATATGGGTTCTGATTCTCATTATTGATGCTGAAATAGAGGATGTTGGCCGGATTAAGCAGCCGATAGTCGCTGTCTCCATCGGCCTTTTGATAGATCTCCAGGGTGGACCCGTTCCTTTTGAATCTGATATATTTGGAATCGGCAACCCGCAGGCCGACAATATCGCTTCTCTTCTTGTCCGTAACATATTCTCCCAGTCCAAAACCCTGCTCAAAACCCTCATTGCTCAGATTCTGATGAAACGACTGCATACCCTTCTGGATATCATTCACGGCCACGGATTTCATCCAGTCCTCGATATCCGAGACCAGGGCCTCATTCTTTCCCTTTACGATTATGTGCCCGTCAAGACTGACCAGCCGTGTTATGGCCGCATCGATGATTGGGATCGCCTCCCGGAGGAACTCGTAAAAGGAGGCCTCTACCTTCCGTGGCACATAGTTCTGAAAATATTGAGTGAAGATCCCCTGGCCATCATTGGGACGCAACTGCCATCCGGAGGTGGACTGCTGCCCTGGCGCCTTGGATGCCGCGGCATGCCTCAGAAACCGTCGCGCTTTACCGAATATATCCGCTATCTGCATTTAGGACTCCGCAATTTTGTGTTACTGGTATTTCTCTGGTCGTAAAAAATATCACGTCCCATCAAAGGCGTGTTTCATCCTGTGACCTGGCGGGAGGCCTTCGCCGGCGGAGACATTCGTGCTACGCGAAAAGATCCTCAACCGCTTCCGCCAGGAGCTTCGCCAAAATCTGCACCCGGTCCGCATCTATCAAGTGATCATCCTCTTTCTTATAGATTCGATGTTTTCCGCCTGAACGCACGGTATGGTTCGGGTAGAAGAGGGCGATATCCGGGTCTGGAGGATACTCGAGTTCGGCCCTCTGCATCTTCTTGACCAAGATATCCGTCGCCAGTTCCTTCAGGGTGATCTTGGCCGGCTTCCCGGTTTTGGCGTCGATTACCGGGTTCCCATCCTCATCCACATTATCATGCGTGGACTCGAACATATACCCCCGCAGCCGGTCGGCATATGCCTTTTTCTCATAGATCTCCAATCCCTGTAAGTCATGAGCCACGGCGGACCCGGCATTCCCGAAATCCGTTCCCCAGACAATGGAGTCCATGGGTCCATAGACGTCATCCATGGCATTTAGCGCCTGGCACTGTTGATCATAGGTGACATGTTTGAGTTGCAGCCGGGCTATCATTCTTTCTTTCTTTCCGATGATATTCTTCACCAGCATCTCGGTGGGGTCCCCGCTGAACCCCAGGTCTGCGCCGGCGCGCTTCGCCCCGGGCACGGCCACAAAAAAGCTCTTGATCAACCGGGTAAACTCCGATTCATCAGAGGCATCAAAATCGAAAAAGCCCGCCTGGCGGAATGCCGTGTCCATCAAGAGCACCCTTCGCGGCATTGGTCCATTTTCGTTGACCACATATTCACACTTGTATCCAGTGACCATCACTTCGCGGCTGGCGGATTCCACCAGGATCTTCAGACACCGGTATTCAGGAATATCCCGGATGCAGATTTTGAACTGATGCCATGGGAAGACAGTATTCTCTGGATCCCCGTCTTCGCCGAGTACGTTGTGTTTGTATTCTGGAGAATCTTCCCCACCATACTGGTCGATATAGAAACGCCGTCGCTCATCTGACCAGTAAGGAGTGGGCATAAGGGGCTTAGCCCATTGGAAGAGTCTGAACTTAAGAGCCTGTATATGCTTGGGAACATCGTTGTGGGATTCAATTTGCACCTCCTCATGCCTTTTTTTAATCCGAGCCCGCTCGCCCAGCTTATAGAACTCACAGGATCGATCGCCATCCGGGACCGAATAGATCTTCGCCACGCATCCGGGTTTCATGGCCCGCCAGAATTCAGACCATTGCCGCTTGTTCTTGTCTTTGGCCGCCTCATCCTTTATGGCGAACGTCCGGACATGCACGCCGCGATAGGCCTCTCCATCATATCCGGAGGGACGGAAGTCTATCTTGAAACCATTGGTGAAATAGAAAGCATGATGCGGATGCTTCTTCCATTTTTTGAGTGAACTCAATAGATCCTTATTCCAAAGCATCTGCTCATACATGCCTTCAATGATTTCTTCCAGATGCGTCTGTTGCGGGGCGCCGATCAAACCGGACCCGCCCATTATGGTAAAACCCTTGTAAAGGGCATAGGCTATGATCTCGCGAGTCTTACCTACTTCAGCGCCACACTTATGCACCGTGCTGCCTTCATGGCAAAGGGAATCCATCTGATAATCCCAGAAGGTATATGGATCCAGGTGATCCGGGTCTTCCGGTTCCCTGAGGAACGTATTACACCACAAATAGGGATCCGCGCAAATGCAGGCTATCTGAAACTCATCTATCGAACTGAAGGGCCTTGGGAACTCATGACGCGCGAGCTGATGATAGGTCCAGTCAAACTTCTCCATCCAGGATTCAAAATCTTTCCTCGGCACCAGAATGGCCTTTTTGAAATCCGCCAGGCCGGCCGGCTCAGAATGATCAATCATTGCCTGCATCATCATTCTTGGTTTGCTGCTTTTCCTTGATGTTTTGCCCTACTCTACTCATAAGCTCTGAAAGGGTCTTAATGCCCTCCTCTTCCGTATCCTTCTTCGCTATCGCCTTCGGAGTGATCATCATCTCAGATGGAGTGAGACCGAGCTCGGCGATCATTTTGGGAAGAGCCAGAAGGGCAGGGTGTGGCTTGATTTCATAGCCTAATAAGCATCCTTCCTTGTCCCATTTCTCGGATTTCACTATGGTGCCATCACGCATAATGTCTTCAATCAGATTTCCCACTACCTGCATGGCGCCCGCGATCTTAAGAGCCGCGATCTCCTGAAAATCATCATAATCCTTGTTCTTGATAGCCTTCATTATGGCCATGAATGCATGAACAATCTCAGCTTTATCGAGGCAATCACCGCCTGGTTTTGTCGCCCCTTCATCCACCAGGTCGCAGGGATATTGCGGACAGGTGGATCGGCAGGGTTTGATCTTGTTAATGATGAATCCCTGGGCATACTCTCCATGCTTCCAGGCATTCCTGTTCCCAATCATCCCGGGCTTCGGCAGCTTGGAAATAGCCTGACGTTGAGCCAGGGCCGACGGAGAAAGAGTATATTGACGCTTGATTCTTAAATTTTCCGGTATCCCTATCTCATTATGCTCCTCATCCATCCTGATCACCCGCCTTTATGTGTCCCTTGAAAAACAATATACGATGAATTTTCCAACCAATAGTCCTATATTTCAGTGGGACAAAGCTAAATAACTCCCCGCCTTTCCGATCCATCCATAGGGCATGGAACCCAGCCCATCTCCGCGATCGGCGCAGTCAGAGATAACCTCCTGTCGAGGCTACTTTCCTGATCGCCCAGAATAGACAATTACTTCTCCACGATGAATTAGCCAATAAAAAAGCCCTCTGATCCGATAATGGACCTTTGAGCTTTCATATCAAAAAAAACTAACATTTTCAGGCAGTAGGTGTTAATTTTTTCCCCACTTGATCAATCCCCATAATGATAAGCTCATGTAAACGAAAAATAACGTAGCCTGCGCGTAATTCTTCCCAATAAGATTTAGAGCTACAAATCCACAATTACTCAAGATCCAGATCAGGAAACCGATTCTTTTCTGGAAGATATTGAACATGGCCCCGGCGATTCCACAAATAACAAGCATCCAATTCAGCATTTATCCGATCCTCTTAACAATTCTCCGCACTTGCATTTCTGACAATCCAAACCTGATCCCCAGCTCTCTACAGTTGAATCCTGTGAATTTACAGCGAATCAATCGGTTGCGATGCTCGCATTCACGTTGTTTCCGTGTTGGTATCGTTATCCTGCATCCGCCAAGCTCGTCAATTATCATGCTGATAATTGATGTCGCTGATGTTTCCCCTATTTCTCTATCTAATCTTTTAAAAAGATTATTGACCAAATCTCTATTATTTCCGTTTAGAATTGTCATTTGCCTTGTCCCTCCATAGATAAATAAATTCAGACCAATAAGCAGAAAGACTCGGGTAAATCCTATGTATGCGGCCCCTGGCTGGTAGATAACGATCAGTGGTCGAAATATTGCTATGCCCCAGTCGCTCGGCAATTGCAGCTATATCATAGCCCTTTATAGCCCTCAGATCGGAGGCATGAGTCGCCCGAAACATATGCATGTTTAACCGTGGTTTTTTTATTTTTGCCTTGTCCGCATATCTTCTCAATATTGTCCCCAATATTCCCGCGGCCAGACGGCCTCCACTCAGTTTGCGGGTCTTTCGGTCATAGCTCATAAAAAGTGGATCCATCTCTTTTGCCCCTTGGGTAATCCTGATTATGATCAGACGACGGATACACTCCGCCGGAGCCTTCCATAGATATACCACGCGCGTCTTCTGAAACTTTCCGGTAACCGCCACATCCAGGGACCTGCCATCATCTATGATGTCCCCCAGGGTAATCCCTGTGATCTCAGCAATCCGTAATCCGCAGAAAGCAGCCAGGATCAAAATGCAAATATCACGGATACCCTTCTCGGAGGTTATATCCACTGCGGACATGAGCTTTAAGACTTCATCCTTGCAAAATTTCTGCACGCACTTTTTATGGATCTTGGGTCGCGGAATCATAGCCGCTAAATCTTCCTTTATTACCCCTTCATAGACCAGGTAAGTGAAGAATCGTCGCAAGGCGCCCAGCTTCGTCTTCCGTGTCGCATTTGTATTCCCCTTGTAATAAGCCCATTCCAGATACCCCTCCAAATCCTTCCTGGTAATATCCTCGACCCTTTCGGAGAGACTGTTGTTCTCCAACCATTCGAAAAAGACCTCCACGAACCTGGTATATGCGGATATGCTCTTGGGATCCAATCCATGCAGAATTCGCAGGTTCCTCTGAAATCCCGAGAGATATGCAGGCAATCCTTGGATCATGTCATATCCTCCCCCCGCGCCCCCCGGAAATGTTGCAAAATTTGAACAAAATCAACCTCAAACATGAAAACTCCTTTCCAAAACTACTCAAATCTATAGCTTCCAATAGGTGAATTGGGGGGCCTGTCGACCAGAATCTTTCCCCAGGGGGGGGTCCCCCCCCCCCTGTCTGACTCTCCATATCTTCTACTCAATCCATATCTGACCGCACTCTTCATCATTACCAAAGACCAAAACTCCTTGAATTCCCTGACTATCAAACCACCTTAATCGCACTTTTTATAATTATGTGCGGTATATTTCGTCTATTAATTCGACTGTTCGAAACCCTTTTTCGACCATCCTTCAACATAGACCTGCCACAGGTATTCAATAAGCAAACAAGAAACAAACATATATGACCTCATATACCAAAACCAAAATAAGAATAGAGAATGTGTGCTAAAGAAGATCTTCTGTTTGAAGGATTCTCATGCGGACGCCTTCAGGTATTCTATGGGCAATCTTTACCACAGCACCAGAGCACCACTTTTGCTAATTGCGGTGAAAGTACGTCATAAATTCGTGGTGCTGTGCTCTTTAATATGCCGACCACAGCACCACCACAGCACCACCACAGCACCACCACAGCACCACCACAGCACCACAACTAACTAACTAAAACTATTATAAAAAAGGTGAAAGTGGTGCTGTGGTGCTGTGGTTTTGAAAAAAGCATCCGAAACTTTCCCTGAAAAGGGACAAAAAAAGCCAAAAACCAACAAAAACTGGAACAAAATCGCAATGTTAAACACAAAAAATGCGCGACAAAACATCAGCGGGTTTACTCCTCCCTTTAGTTGGTTCCTCCGGCCTTCGGCAAAGACATTTTGACCATAGCACCACCACAGCCTTATCTCACGATCACCTTCCGGAATTTGTAAAACCTGGTGCCGCGCACAATGCGGTAGAACGGCCCCAGTCCCTCCTTGGTGATCAATTCCCAGCCACTCTTCTGCAATAAGTGCCTGTCGTTCTTAAAACGCTCCCTGAACACACTGGCATTATGGTATGGATTTCTCAGTCCATTGTTCTTGCAATAGCGGTCAAATGCCGCCACACAGTCCGCAGATGTCGCTACGAACTCCATGAATGATTGGGAGTAGGATTCCCCGTTTTCATCCCGTATGGTCTCGGCCTTGGTCTTGACGATCTCCAGGCCATACTCTGGATGCTGGTAGGCAAAAACATCGACGTCATAGCCGGCATAGGGTTCCGCCTTCAAGTCCTTCATTTTTAGTAGGTACTCGCGCACCAGTCCGTCCAACAGCTTGATGATGTTGTTAGACGATACCTCGGTTTCCTTGGCGCGCGCGTCCTGATACTCGATCCATGCCTTCCTGATCTCCCGCTCCCCGAACTCAACCCCGTATAGGAAGTCTTCCTCACCATAGTATTCGATGTATTTTAGGATCCTCTCCAGGATGAGCATTAAAATGGCGAGATACTCATCAGTTCGATTTTTGGCATGTCCCTTGTATTCTTTCTTCAAGATGGCGATGTAGTCCTTGCGCCGGGCCAAATTGGGCAATATCTCTCGCTGTATGAGTTTCAGGATGGATGAAAGGATAAGATCACGATTCTTTACCAAAGCCCTGATAGCCTCATCCTCAATAAAGTCGTCAGACTTGTTCTTGCTCAAAAACTCCACTTCATAGGCGCGGTTAATCAGCTCGGACTTTGGGAAGGGCTCGATGGCCGTCACGAGCACCAGTCCGCGAGGCTTTTCCTCCATGGTGTCTGTGTCTGATCCTTGGATCCTCTTTTCCTTCTGCCCGCCGGTGGCTGACAGCAGAAGGAATTTCAACATGGATTTGGTAATATCGTCTGATTCAAGGTTGTCGATGATCAGCATGGGATTCTGGCTAGCTACAGCATACGCGGCGGCAGTGGAAGGATCTCCGAGGTGCTCATTCCCAAAAACAAGGATGGAAAGCATCCTAGCCGCCGTGGTCTTTCCCGACGCCGTGGAGCCCGAGAACTTCATTATTGCCATACAGTTTACGAAATCGACCAGGAACGCGGAAATAAACCAACAAAGCACCAGATATTTCTGTTCCTTATCACAGGTCATATTGTTAAAAATCAGGTCTTTGAGAAACTTCATGCCATCGCGGATGTCTGCATCCGGTAAGAAGTTGAACGGCATGATCTTCTTGGAAGATTTCAGCAGGACGCCCTCCTTGTTCAGTCCGTTCGGGATCGCTTCCATGCTATCCTTCGAGATCTTCAAAATCATATTATTATGTGAATTCAGGTTGACATAAATGGTGTCTGTAGCGCGGTCCGTGAAAATCCAGGATGCAAGATCAATCTGTTTGCCGGAATTGAATGCATCGGATGCCAATGCCTCCCATACGGATCGACCCGGCTCCTTAGTGGGCAGCAAATGCGTGGATCTCTTTATCAGCGCATTAAAGGGCCGATTATTGCCGATTTCATATATATGGTGATGATAGAGCAAATACACGTGATTGAGCCGATCCCTGAAAAAGCGGCCATTATTTGTAAAATGCTTGTGAATGATGGTTGCTATCGTAGAAGGATCAGCATCTCTTCGGTTCGGAAGAACCTCGAGGTACATCGAAATTTCTCGCAACAGGTCGCTGCTCGCTTCGACTTCTTCCTCAATGGCCTTGCGAGACAGCCCCAGTTCTTCCAACTTCTTCACGTAGACCAGTTTTTCAACTTCCACGAGCCCGGAGATCGCGGAGAACACCTTTCGCTCCCTGAGGGCCGCAACCTGTTTATCGAGCCCGATCAGTTTCGCTACCTGCCCGATCTCCCAGGTAAGATAGTCCACCGCGTCGACCTGCAGACGTTTTAGCTCTTTCCGCCGGTCGCCCGAAAACCCCCGCAGATATTCGTCAGGATCCTTCCATGTGTCAGAATAGATGAGGATCCTCACATTGTATCCCGGCCCCTGCAAGGCCGTCGCTATCCGCCTGGTATAGGTCTCTCCGGCCGAATCGTTATCGAAGAAAAGGTAAAGGTGCTTGTTGATGCAGTGGGTCTTAAGCGACGCGATCTGGTAGTCAGCCGGCTGTCCGATCAGACCAATCACATGCTTTACGCCGGCGTCCAGTACGCTGAGGGTATCATTTTCCCCTTCGACCAGGATTACTTCACCGTATTTATGCAGGGCGTTCTGGTTGTAAAAACGCCAGGCTTTGAAGCGGAATTCGTTTGGCAGTTGGTAGGCCACCTGCTTGGCAGGATCCTTCATGGTGAAGTGAATCACCTTTTCCCCCTCGTAATGGGGGAAAATAGCCAAATCTTTCCCGAAAAAGTCTGCGAGCACGGCCGCGTCCTTGGTCTTTCTCATCTTGCCGAGACCGGACGCCTTGATCTCCTCGTCGGAAAAATTCTTGGATTTCAGGTGATCCACCAGGGCGCCGTCCGACCATCCCACGCGCATCTGACGGAGCATCTCTTCATCGTGCCCGCGCTTTTCGACGAGATATGAGCGGCCGCCATTCTTCAGAAAGTCCATATGATAATGCGTGGCTGCCTCAATGAAGATCCTTTCCCGTGTAGTAAGCGATTGATCGCGCTTCTTACGGTCGACCAGCGGGATACCTGCGAGTTCTGCCGCTCGCTTAAGGGATTCGCCCTTTTCGATCTTGAGATAATGTTCGAGAAAGGTAAATACGTCGCCGGATTCGTCGCATTGAAAGCATTTGTAATGAGAATCCTTGAGGGAAAAGCATTCATGCCCGCTACAAAAGGGGCACTCTGAAAGGTGCGGACCTTTCATGGTCAGTCCGGTTTCCCGATTGATCACGGAAAGGAGATCCAGACGCTCCTTGATTTCTGAGAAGTCATTATTCATTGAGGCTTATGCCTGCAAGGATGTCTACGAACCAAAACTTATCAACCTTTCTGATATCTATGAGCCCTATGTTATGGATTATGAATTCCCGGATATACTTGTCCTTGATATAGAAAATATCGCCTCCCTGTTGCTCAGTCCGAAGCGTTTCTCGCTTCCCTGCTTTGAGCAGACCCAGGTGGATCCAACGCGTTACTGTTTTCACACACCCGACTCCAAACCCTTCTGCTACTTGGGATGCGGAATATCCATCCAAGTTCCGCAAGAATCGCATCCGTCTCCGCTTCAAGATGATACCGGTCGCGCTACGACGAAAACCTTTTTCCTTCAACCGGCGCTGAATCACTTCCGGCTGCCGGTGAGCGTTCCGCTCCAAAATTAGCAATTCCCCTTGCGACCATTCCGGTTCCTTTATCCGTGGCTCGTAAGCCCCGATTTCCCGGGCCCGGCGAGAAACCTTCCACCGCGGCAGATGGATCTTCATTGCCAGATCGCGAACCTGCCCCCTTCCTGTTCCGCCCTCCCGATAAACGCGTCGGATCAATTCATCCATTTTTGGTGTGAAAGAGTATTTCTTCTTCATCATACTTCCCATCTTCGATCGACTGGAGTGATGGATTAGGGATTACTGAGAATATTGCGCAACTTCCGCCCAATATCACTCTTACCAGGTTGATATCCCTGATGATCCGGTTCGTGCCAAGGCAACCAAGTACTTGCTTCTTCAACAGCTGCTCGCATTTCTGTTAATTCTTCCGCCATCCGAGCAATATCATCTCGGGTGGCAGCGTCCGGATTGATTTGCAACATATTAAGTCGTTCTCTCCAAGGTAAGGGCACCATAATCTTCACCTCACGTAGAGTTGACCGGCTACGGCCTGGGGAATTCCAGAAAATCAACCCCGTTTCACGGAGTCCGGTCCAATGAAGGGTTAGCCCTATAGCCATGCCGCAATCGCCTGATAAGCTTGGCATCAAGTAACTCTTGCACCACGCCCCTCAAATCTCGCGTAAGATAGAAATGAGAACATATGCTATTCCATGACGTCAGCTTTCCCTGACGATTATTGCGCAGCCAGTGCAATAGAATCTCTGCGGGCGTTATCTCATGTCCCTTTACTCTTCGTGGCATCATTTCTCTCCAGGGCTAACGATAGAATTAAGCGTCGGGCACCTGAGCGGCCCAGATAAATCGACACGGCTATTCGCCCGTCCGCTTCGATGAATTGTTAGATCATCCTGACGCACTAAATACCGGGCATTCCGATTCGTCAAAACTACTGACTTCTGTGAGGCTGAATGTGCCATCCTCATTATCTTTCCATCCATATACACAACAGATAATAATTACTTGCCCGGTTGCATCAGATTTGAATTTCTCCACATGAATGCAACGGCGACAATCCTTTTGGGACATTTTTTCATTCCTTTGATCTAACTGGTTGGATTAAGCGGCGGGCACCTTGGCGGCCCAAAAAAATCGACATGGCTATTCGCCCGTCCGCTTCGATGAATTGTTATCTGAAACCCACGCTAAAAGTCTCGACAAGACATCTTTCGATGTATGCCCGTCACACCAGGGAGCACACTCCCTGGTACGAGTGCCGCCACCGTCTAACAGTTTCCATAGAGGGAGGGGGAGATGATACGTGATGGAACCGGATGGTAAATCAATACCGGCCAAAAACCAACCGGGATAGCTTGTGCCATCGTTGTGTTTTGGGGCCCTCCATGTATATCCGGGCATTTGTCTCATTAAGGCGATAAATAACACACATCTATGTTCATATAATTCATCGAATGTATGATATCCGTCTGACACCTTCCCGGTCTCACACTCCACGGTCAACGTTCCCATTAAGTTTCTCCAGATAACGGTTTGCGAATCAGCCGCGCCGCCACCGACGATCCAAGAAAATCAAACCCCATTCCTCGGCGTCGGTTGCATTCGCTGGTTAGGCTTCCTCAAACTGCTTCAGCTCTGCCGTAATTGCCTCCCGCAACGCTTCCAATGCCGCCCTTTGCGCATGCGGATGCGTGCATCCTCCGCCGTTTCTGACAAACACGCATTCATCGTCTTCAGCGGGCGGCTCGACATAAAATCGTGCGAGCGTACAGTGCTCGCCAACACAGTCATAACCAGCAAAAAAATCCCCATCATAAAGGGTGGCGTTGATGTTGGCAGTCCTCCTTGCCATCACATCCTCCTTTCCGTCTCTCTGCCTAACGGTTGAATTGACCGGCTCCGGCCCGTGACGACCGCAAAACCGACATCGTTTCACGGAGTCCGGTCTAATGAATTGTTAGGACGCTTTTGATAAACTCCCTCATCTATTGCTTGCGTTCTATCCTGTCTGCAATGCTCCGCGCAACAATATCCACCATTGTGACTCGTAATCTCATTGCACCCCGGCAGCGAACATTTGCGTTTTGGTTTTTCTCGGAAATACTTGCCTGGAATGGTTACTCCCAATCCAGCCATTATGCTCCACAATGAAAGAGTGCTCATTTTTTTGTCCTAACACATACTAGGCAGAAGAATCATATCCCAATATGATTCTTCTGCGCCTTCGCGTGGAAACCCACTTCCACTTGCTGGGGACCGGCCGCGATCGTGGCTGCATATTGATCTATGGCCCAACGCATGGCATCGACCTCCACCTTCTGTGCCGCCTTGAATTCCACCAAGCTCTTGGCGTCCATCTTGCCCCACAGCACATGCAATCGATCGAGGGCTTCAGACACTTTCTGAAATAGTTCAGGATGCCTTTCTTGAAACCAGACCCAGACGTCGACCAGGTCATGCTTTTTAGCTTTGGCCTCAAGACACAGAACGATCATTTCATCCAGCGCCTTGCTCCTGACTTGGTCATGCCACGTTTCATTCATCAGGTGGTTTTTTAAAAGTGCGGTAATCCCAGGACGAACTTCCTGTACAGCCGTAGCGGCACTTTCTCCCTCTGGGTAATAGTTTATACGCCCGGCATCCGGAGCTTCATTGCATAGGGCTTTATCTCGTTTCCTGAGTCACCATAGAAGGAATCCCCCTCCGAAATCCTGAGACAACCTTTTGCTTCCAATAAGCTGCCAACCTTGAGCGACGAAATCGTTTTGTCCTCAAAAGTCCAGATCTCAAAGAATTCATCGATAACCTGCCCATCTTCCTGGACCCGATTCAGGAATAGGCCAATCTTCCCTTCCCCGTCCACGGCCTGGAGCTCCGTGATCTCTCCCAGCAGAATGAATGCCGCCCTGACAACGTTTATCGCCGGAGTGGCCACATTCCAATCAAAAAAGAAGTAATTGCTGAACCGCTTCCCCTTTTCCTCATTGTCGTATTGTCCGAACATGCCACGGAAATGTAGCAGTAGTTCCCGTGGGTCTGAATCGCAATACTGACGCAATTGGTCAATCTTCTTTTGTCCCCAGAGTCGACCGTAGGTCCGAACCTTCCCGAGCGTTTCGTTTGCGCAGTCAATCTCTAAATTGAGATAAGGCGTCCCCTTCACCGATTCCTCAAGTTTCAGCTTCTTGACCTTTCCCCAGACATTACCGGCATTGAAGTGTTTGTACTCTTTCAATCTTGTCTCCTTTCAGCATATTCGCGCCGGCAGCCTGTGTCTCGCCGGCGCTTCCCATGCTGCAGTAGATAGTTTTCTGCTCTCGCGGGTAGAAAATCGCCACCGCCATGGCGAAGGGGGACCGCCCGATCTTTCCCGGCAGCTCGCAACGAAGTCGCCCGCGCAGGAATCTAACCTCTCCGGCCTTATCCATAATGTCTTCATGCCACCAGACAGTATCCGTCTTGGCCGGCACCAAACAAACCACGGTGGATCCTAACAAACGGGTTTCCTGCCGCGCCTTCTGCAGCCATAGAAATGCACTCTTTCGTCCGTGCGGAGGGTTGCACCACACGACTCCGGGCCAGGGCAGATTCAGGGCGTTATCACTGTAAAACTGGTCGCACTTGCAATTAACCGGGTTTGCGCATACGTCCAGGGTGAAACTGAATTCCCTGTCGAGCGCCTCGAACAACTTCCAGGGCACCTCCCAATCACCGCTCATGTGGACCCTGCTATTCGCATCTTTTTCCCCTCCATTTGCCATATTTCGCGCCCTTCCTGGACGCCGGAGAAAAAGGCGTCGGCCTCCGCCGTGCCGATTCGATATGGATTTTCCACGTGAACGATAACCCCGTAACGAAATTCAAGCTCCGACAATACGCCCTTTCTGTAGGCCTGGCTCCGGGGAGTGCGTAGGCTGTCGGAAGCAAAGGCGACTTCAAACAATTCTTGTGCGCGCATGGTCTCCTCTTGTCTCTGTGGCTCGATAATCCGTTCTTGGCGCCTCATATCTCCGCCACCCGCTGCATCTCTTCCTTGCTGGGCAGCGTGTAGACCATGGTGCTGTTCAGGCTCTTGTGCCTCAACTGCTTGCTTGCGAAAAGGAGGGCCTTTTGCCTTTCCTCGTCGGATAGATGACGGCAGTCGGACATGATTCTCTGGGCCTTGGTATGCCTCAGGGCATGGGGAGTGTAGCGCGGTATCCCGGCTGCCGCGCACCACTTATCCATCAGATCGTTGAAGGAACGGAGGGCGAGCCTCTGGCCCTTCTTGCTTACGAAGAGCGGAGCGTCATCATCCAGGTCCTCTCTCCATTTCCGTTTCAGCTTCCGAAAGCGCAGCAGGATCTCTTGCATCTCCACCGGGAGATATATGTCGCCAGTGGCGCCCTTCTCGGCGATCCGTGCATTGACAGTGATCTTCTCTTTATCGAGGACGTCCCCGAGGTTCAGGGCCAGGGCCTCTCCCCTCCGCAGCCCCGTGGCCCGGCACAGCTTCAAAAGGACAAAGTCCCGTTCCGCCTGTCGGTCCTTTTGGTTCTTTAGAAATGAGAACAGCTTCTTTTCCTCCGCCTCGGTCAGGTAATTGACCCCCGCGTTTGTCTTCATCGTCCCGTTTGTCATGATATGCCTCCGCTATCATGGGCCCCAGAAAGTCGCGGGGAAGGCCGGGGCATTAGCCTTGTCGGGTTGCAATCCCTATCCCCGCGACATCTTGCTTTATTCCACAGAGACCGGTTGCGCCTCGCAGAGAAGTATCACCCGACTGGCGATGTAGTTTATCGCCCCCAGGAGTTCATTCTTGGCCGCCTCGATCTCCCCTTGCCTCTCCATCCGCAGACTCTCGACGATCTTCTTCACCGCCTGACCCCGGTTGAAGTCCAATCCCAGCCGGCCTATCTGGCAGATAAGTTGATTACCAAACCGTTCACCGGCATTCGCGTGCCGCCGCTTTCCCTTACCCGATTCCGCCTGATCCAAGGCCATTCCAAGCGTCATCCCCAATTCTTCATACTCAGGGGCGCATCCGGGCAGTGAGAACGTCAAACCGGTATTCCAATATTTCACGGCTTCGGAAGGCATCTTTCCGCTGACCCCTGTCCTTTCGCATTCGAGACAGCGTACAAACGGGTCAAAATAGATCTCCGCATCTTCGTCCGCCTCGATTAAATGCGCTTCCCCTCCACACGGACATTGTTTTATGACTGCCAAGTCTATCATTTAGGTATTTTCCCCCCCATTCTTTTCAGTATCTTGTCTAGTTCTCGGCGATCTCCCGCCGCGAACTTCTTCATTGCCAGTTTATATTCCCCAAGTCCCACGGTCGATATTGAAGGCTTTTCCCTCTTATGTACAAGTTGCACCAGGAACTCGCGGATTTCCACTAGAGCTTTTTCGATATTCTCAAGGCGTTCGTGCAGGTTCATCCCTTATCCAGATCTCCGCCCGTTCACACTTTCGCTTGCAGTGTATGCAGATTGCGCATTGAGTCGGCTTGTGAGGCCTTTTCAGACACAGCACAGGCACCCATCGCGTCTTGCATCTTTTGGCAGCCTTCATAATCGCATTCCGTGTTCATTATTGTGCACAACCTGCAAATCGCATAAGGATGACCGGCGCCCTTGGTGCATTCAACCTTGATTTCTTCAAATAAACGACGCAGCACCTTTTCATTGTACCGCGAGATCCTGGCCTTCATATCCTCGAATCGGTCCCAAAGGTTCATATATTCGTTCATTTCTCGCCAACCCGGCGCGTCCTTGGAGATTGCCTGAGGCTGTCGGCCGCATACTTCGGCCAATTGTCGCCAGTCTCTCATCTCGGCCTTCATTCGTTTCATCTTGCGGCTGGTATTCCATCTTTCACGCAGTTTTCTTAATGTTTTCATCAAAGATTCCTCCCAAGCCATTCTTCAATTTGTGTGCTCCCGATCTCCCAGGAGTCGTCTTGAATAATTGCAATGAGGTCCCATTTGAACTGCTGATACAATGTCCCAGCGTTCAAATCCGGGCAGAAATCGCGCAAAATCGCAATCGCCAGGTCGGCGGGCCCACTTCCGCCATATCCCCAGTCAAACCCTTCTGAGGAATGCTTGCGTGGGTACTTAAGCGGGTTGCCGTTAACCATGACCATGGTGGAACCGGCTGGAGTCCGATATCCCCTGTAGATTTTTGATTGCTTTTTGGATGGGGTCTTACTAAGATGGGCTTGTTCATTCGCTCCATCCTTAGAGGGCCGAGTCGTTCTCAGCGATTCGGCCTTTTTCTTTTGTTTCGGTTCCTTCTTTCGCGCCGGTCTAAACACATCTTCGATTGCCACGGCTGCTTTCACTTCTCTCACCCCCTCTCTATCTTGTGTGTCCTGCGTCATTCCTCTCTACGGATAGCATGTAGCTCGCAAATGTCTCGTCCAGCTCTCCCTTGGCTTCCTGCCAAAGTCGTCTAACCACCTCCTTTTCATCTTCTCTGCGGATAGCGTCATGGAACCTGACCAGGACCGGATAATCATCCAGACATTCATCATCCAGCGTGCAATCCGGCACGGGCAGGTCGATTACTCGGAGTTCACACCCGGTTTTCTGCGCCAGCATTTCCACCCCGGCCCGGGCAATATCCATGCGCCCGATTTCCGCCAAGGCCTCAATAACGATTCCAAGATTGTCCATGGGATTTTTTGCCACGGACGACGCGTACCGGGGATCAGCGGACCATCTCTGCAACTGCCGATCAGTCAGCTCCCGTCCCTCGCCGCGGAGGAATGTCTTTCGTAAAAAGCTATCGCCCATAATTCGCCGGCATGCTGACCAAAATTGCCAGCTTTTAAGGGGCGGCAGTGTCGCTTGTTCAACCATTTCGACCTCGCTTCAGATGGCGCAACGGGGTATTTGTGATGCTATGCTCTAAAACTATCGAAAATATGTTGACGGTGTTGCAACTTCTGTTATATGAAAGGTGCGATTGTAAACCGTGTTCAAGGACGGTGACTTTGATCCGATAATGATGTGATTGCGATATCCGGCGCCGAGGCCTTTGCTTTTTCTTTGTCCGTCTCCATCCACACGTCCTCGTATGACATCCCGAGGACCTCGCAGATAGCGAGACGGAGCGTGCGTTTCTTCTTGGTGATCAGCTTGTGTTTGCCGGTGATGGTCCGCCATATGGTTGTGCGATCAATTCCTGTCCGGCGGGAGATCTCGCAGACTCGGACATCCTTGTCGATGAACCATTTTCGAATGCGTTTGTTACGTTCTACTTGCAACATAGTAAATATGCTTATAAAGCAACACTTTCATGAAGTCAAGCGTAAATTTCATTATGGCTCTAGAAATTTCACAAATAGTTGAAAGAATGAAACGAAAATCCGAAGCCAAAACGGATTCCGATTTGGCCAGGATTCTCGAAATTACGCCTCAGGCGATATCCGGATTCCGAAAGCGCGGCGAAATTCCGTCCGATCTCGTAATTGAGTTCGGTCGAAATTTTAAGGTATCGCTGGATTGGTTGATTGATGGCGAAGGATACCCCGAAATAGACCGTCCCCCTCCGTCCGCTATGGATATTGCGCTTCCTTATGGATTGATTGAAGGGCGGATTTCCGATCTTATCACGAAAACGGTGCAGATCCTGGAATCTGAAACTATTTACCGCACTGCTTTAACCGCGAACATCAATGCCTTCCACCAGGCCATCAATACAGAACAGGAGATCATTCAGATCAGGAAAGAAGCTAAACAACAACAAGGGGAGATGGAGCTTATGAAAATGCGCCTGATCGCACTTGAAGAGAAGTTCATAAAGCCGGGCGCAGACCCTGCCGAGGCTATTATAGCCGGCAAGGAAATGTGATGTTCGTGACATTCTAGAGACATGATCCCTGGAGTGCCCTGGCCGGCCAGGATTAGAGGAACGTTTCCGTAAAATGCGCGCCATCATTAGAACGATCATGATTGCCTGTGTGATGATTCTCACGGCCTGCCCATCCTATGCCAGGCGCCTAAAACCAGAGAAATATTACCAGGAAATCTGGTGCGCCGAGCACAAAGGAAGACTTGAATATGTGCTTGAGGACAGAACTCGTGTCGACTGCCTGACTTGTGAATATGCTGTTGAGGTGGAATTTGCTGATAAGTGGGCGGAGGCTGTTGGTCAGGCCCTCTATTATGCCATGATCACAAATAAGAAACCTGGGATCGTGATCATCATAGAAAAGCCAGAAGAAAGGAGATTCTTGATTCGTCTGGCAAAACTAGCGAAGAAGTTCAACATAACAGTCTGGGAGGTAGATGTAGATGGATGGATTCGGTCAATTGACGGGATTACTTGTTTTGATGTTGATTGTTCTTTCGATTCTCATTCCCTTCTTCATCCTGCGAATACGCAATGAAGTCATTTCAATGAACAAGAAAATGTCTCAAATTATCATCATTATGGGTGGGCAAGAATCCTTAAGGCAAGCAAAGGGCATAACCATCAAAATTTGCCCACATTGCGGATCTCAGAATAGAACCGTAGACCTTCAATGTTTCGCTTGCAGCAAATTCATGTAAATAGGCAAAATCAATCATGTCGGTCCGAATACGCAACGGAAAATTCGTAATCGATTATTACCCTCATGGCCGGCATGGGAAGCGGGTGAGAGTCAGTCTGTCGGATTCCGTCACTGACATCGAAGATGCCCTGACTATCGAGCGGGATCTGAAGGCAATCCTTAAGAGTGATCCCACGGAATCCCTATCGGTCCATTCCACTATCGCGGATCTCGCTCCGGAGTATCTGGATTATATCGACATGCATCGGCAGCCGGCCACCTACCAGGACATAAAGGGTGTTTTCCTGAACCATATCAGTCGGATATTGGGGAAGGTGAAAATTGACGAAGTCTGCCTGAACCATATCAATATCTATAAGCGGCTCCGAAAAACGGAAAAGACCCTCAATCAAAAGAAGGCTCATCTGGCCCGGCCGGTATCGAATCGCACCATCAGCAAGGAACTCGTCTATCTTTCCGGCTTCTTGCGGTGGTGCGAAAAGAACGGCATCGCTAAACAGCGGCAATTCAGGATCGAAAAACTACCCTATTGCCGGCCGATCCCGACCGTTCTCACCCCAGACGAGGCCGTCGCGCTCATACAGAACGCCGCCCCCCCTTATCGGGTATTCCTCCTACTTCTCTATAGCACCGGCATCCGTTTCAACGAGGGCCGCCGGCTGAAATGGTCGGATGTCGATTTCCCAAATCGGATCTTCAAAATCATCGGCAAGGGAAACAAACCGAACCTGCTGCCGATGTCGGATTGGCTCTATGACGAACTGAGTGACCTGTATAAGGCCAGCTCATCGCCCTGGGTATTCCCGTCCTCGACTGACAAACAGAAGCCTCTCTGTGACGTCAGGAAGGCCATAGCCAGGGCAAAAGCCGGGGCCGGCATCACCAAGCGCGTCTATCCGCACCTGTTGCGCCACAGCCTGGCCACGCATCTCCTGGAGCGAGGAAACGACATCCGCATCATCCAGGAGATCTTGAACCACTCGGACATCAGCACGACCGAATTCTACACCCACGTAGCCACCGCCAATAAGAAACAGGCCCTCAATACCCTCGACCTGGAGGCCCTGAGATATCCGGTGACTACAAAAACAGGTGATAAATCAAAGGCTATGACCACTGACGAATCCACAGAACCAAAGCCCAAGCATGTTTCCTCATGACTTCGAATCCGTAGGTCGCCCGTTCGAGTCGGGCCGGGCGCACCAGTAATAACAGGGGTTATGCGGCATTTCATGGGCCCTTGTGCTGATCCTCTGGTGACTACGCAGTGACTACAATATAGTTTAACTCGTCACCGCCGCCAGGACCTTGAATTTTATGTCCGCCGATTTGTTGATGTTGTCCGATGCAAATGATAGCTTCAGCTCGGCAATATAATCTCCGGGGACCAAATCGAGATCATCCCTGGAAAGATTGACGCGCAATATTCCTGCCACGGCCTCCGTCTTATCAAATGACGAATCAAGTTTCTCTATCGCGAATGCCATATCAGACTTACGCTGTTTAAGTGCGAGTAGACATGTGGCGGTCGAGACATCGAGCGCCGCCCCTGCGGCCGTGATGGTAAGCCGAATCAATTTTGCCTCTTTTTGTTTGACGCTAATCTCAAGGGCCATTATTCTACCTCCACCGCGATGGTAATCTCTTGCACCACGTCACAGGCAATCTGCACATCTCCGACCTCAACCTCTAATGCCAGGGGCTCCTGGATCAGTATCAGGTCGCCCGCCTCGCCCAGGCCCCGCGTGATAATCATACCCGTCTCCGTTCAAAGACATTTCTGAATGCCGGGTCTCCAAGGCCGTCAAAGAGATCGAACCGGGCTATTTCCGTGACGTTATCCGCCTTGTACAAAATCATCTGATTCGTCGCATCGAGCTTCCACCTCCCGCCCTCGACGTCCGCCAGAAATGCCACGTCCGACTGGATGGCCGCAATCCCTGCGTTGTCCGGGGCCTCGTAATCGGCGTCGGCCAGGCGACTCGATACGGCCGCATCCAGATTGCCCAAATCGGAGACCTTCGCCAGCACGGCCGATCCCTCGATCTCCGCAAGCGAAATGCTACTGATCCCGGCAATGGCCGCCTCAATCGCGGACTCATCCGCCGGGTCCGCCGGCAGGCGGGCGTCAATCGCTGCGATGGTCGCATTATCGGGAGAGATATAGTCCGCGGCGGCCAGACGGCTGGACACGGCGACATCCAGGTTGCCAAGGTCTGACACCTTGGCCAGCACTGTGGAGGCCTCTATCTCGCCCAGCGTCGGATGGCTCTGCATCTCGGCCAGGATGGACTGGGCTGTGCCCTCCAACGCCACCGCGCCGGTGGATAGGTTATCCAGATACCCGGCCCTATCTGCCGTAAGTCGTCCCTCCAACGTGCCAATGCCGGCGTTGTCCGGAGCGACATAGTCTGCCGCCGCCAGCCGGGTTGTGATTGTCTCCTGTGTCGCCATAAAGGCCAAGGCGATATTGGATGCGTCGGCAGGATCAGAAGGAAGCCGACCGTCAATCGCCGCAATCCCGGAGTTATCCGGCGCAACATAGGCGGACGCGGCGAGTCTGGATGATACGGAGGCATCCAAATCAGTGGCGACATGCTCCTCGATTATCTTCCCGGCCTCTATGAGAAATTCCGCCCCGCCGGCGGCTTTGGGGTAGACATTGTAATTCGTGAATAAGTGGTACCACCCATCGTTCCACCCGGATTCATCCACGCTGCGGGCGTAATGGCCCGCCAAATTGACGGCGTCTATTTCGGTCATTGCAATCGCATTGGTAGTCCATGCAGCAGCTTTGAAGGTGCTGTCGGACCAATCATACAAATATCCGTCCGCGCCGCGCCGGATAATCAAGGACGTATTCGCGCTGACCCCGGCAATCGCTTCCCCATCATTGTTAAAGATTGACCAGATCAGTTCCATGAATACCCCTAAAAGAAGATCAGCGTGCGCCAGAATTCCGTCCCTACCTGGCGGCGATAATATAGATATTCTGCCTCATCCGCAGTTTTTATATAAACCAGTCCGTCTCCGACATGCGCCATGCCGGACGTATATGGGATGTTCGGTCCGACGAGCATGGTGTCCGTGGCAAGATCGTAATACAGGATTCTATGTGTGGCGTCTTTCTGCAACCAGATGCGGTCTCTTTTAGGATCGTAGAT